AGGATCTATCCAAATCTATTGTTAATCCAAACAAATTGTTTTCTTCAAATACCGATTTTGTCTCTTCTTCGAATGCTTTAGAAACATCTTCTTGAACCGTACCATACGAAGGTTTATTACTCTTACCAGACCCAGTTCCTGTCCCAGTTCCAGTTCCTGTCCCAGTTCCAGTACCTGTCCCAGTTCCAGTACCTGTTCCTGTCCCAGTACCTGTTCCTGTACCTGTTCCTGTACCTGTTCCTGTCCCAGTACCTGTTCCTGTACCTGTTCCTGTCCCAGTACCTGTTCCTGTACCTGTTCCTGTACCTGTTCCTGTCCCAGTACCTGTTCCTGTTCCTGTCCCAGTACCTGTTCCTGTTCCAGTTCCAGTACCTGTTCCAGTACCTGTTCCAGTTCCAGTTCCAGACCCATTTCCTTTCTTAATTGTACCGGGTTCTTGGTTATTTGGTATTCCATCACCGTCCTTATCAGAATCTTTGTCATTTGGTATTCCATCACCGTCAATATCATCATCCAAATAATCAGGTGTACCGTCACCATCCGTATCTTGATTTTTAAGAACGTCAGGTATTTTTAATCCTAAATCTGGTAAACTTAATATACCAACCCACGGTAAAATTAATGGTAATGGTGATGGAGCAGATGGGATTAAACCACTATAAATACCAGCGATTGTAAACTGATGTTTAATCAAAGCATTTACAAATCCCGATAAAGCCATCTCACTATCTTTTTGTTTTAAGCCATCCTGAAGTTCTTTATCAAGTGGGGTTGGTAGCCCAGGAAATACAACTTGACATCCAGCCGTCGGTGCAAACATAGGTGGCATTGGTGGTAACGGTGTAAATGTTGAGTTCAACCAATAAAGACAAAAACCAAGAGACATTAACATGAATCCTGGTTCTATCTTATTTTTATCCGTACTTACAGATGTTATTCTTGAATTAACTTCTAATCCAAGTTGCAGGAATGTTTTTAAAGTATCTTTGTCACCTTTTATTAGTTTAGCACCGAAAAAAGGTCCACTACTACCAATGTTTGACAAATCATATGCCATTGCAATTGTATCAGCAGCTTCAGCAGGGTCTTTAATTGATTGTGCGGCTATGTATGGTCGAAGATATGATTTTAAAATTTCTGCATTCATTATTAGTGTCCATCATGTTTAGCAGTAATATGTTTCTTTATATTTGAAATATCTATTACTCGTTCGCAATGAGGGCATTGAATTTTTTTCTTTTTTAGTGCCGATTCTGATTTTCTTTTGTTCGCTAATTCTCGATTTGTTAGATTCATTTTTTTACCACGATTCCATGCCGGCTTTCCACGAGTTGACTTTCCTGGATCTCCTGATGATATTCTTTTATGCACTTCTTCTGGGTCATACATTTTTGTCCAACTGATAATTCTACCGGACGAATATCCTTCTTTTAATATCTCTGCAAATTTTTTTCTATCTACTTTTGAAGCTGCATTTTTTGCCCACTTTATTCTTTCTTCTTTTGTTGCAGAATGAAATCCCAACTTCAAATCTCGTGTTAAATCACCACCTTTTTTACCACCGATAGACGCCCATTTTGTAAATTCATTTTTATGAATTTTGGTATGTTCTTCTGCACTAACACATTGTAGATTAGAAATATCATTATTAAATGGGTTTCCATCTATATGATGTATGTGATAACCTTTGGGTATTTTTCCGTAATAAGATTCGTAAATCTTACGATAATTTACACCAGACTGTTTGTGTTTTTTGCTCATATTTAAGTTTTATCTATGGCACCTTTACCACTTGAAGGCCAACCAAATCTACAACTCCAGTATCTTGGTTTCCATCTCTTACCTGGAGAGTGGCACCGATGTCTTGCACGAAATGACTTACGTCTTGCAGCATTTGACTTTTTAATTTTCATTGTTTTAGTTCCACCCGAACCTTTATGTCCAAAGTTTACTTTTACAACATTTCCTTTCGGATTTTTAACATAAACAGCAAACTTTTTTGGACCACCAGCTGTTCTGAATGGTTTACCAAGAGATACCTTACGTCCTCTGTATTCTGCTTCACCGAGAACTTCTGTTCCTGATTCTTGTAATCCAAAATGAAGTTCAACAATATTTCCACAACTGTTTGTTGAATATCCTTCAAGACGATATACCGGATTGTTTATTGTCACCGATTCATTACGATAACCACCACCGGCAGCTTTATAAGCTTTTACAAGTGCGGCCGAGGCATAAGCACTCGGCCATACTTTGAATTTTTTCTTTATACGTGACTTTACACTACTGTATAATTTTTTATTAGTAGGTACCGCACGTTCAATAACAATAGACTTCATATTTACATTACCTTGTCTGTGATAGATGATACATTTACATCAGTTGAGGCAGAACTACCTTTACGTGAGAACTTCTCGGCAGTAGCAACACCAAGACCGACGATGATGATATACATAAGACCTTCAAAAATAAACTCTGTTATTTGAAAACCCCAAAAAAGATTTGCACCCCATGTAACTAACATGGCAGCAACACATAAAAACGTAACAACTCTCTTTGATGACACCGAACCGTCTACGTCTGAAATCATTGATGACAGACCACTTTTAAGTTGTTCGATCACTTTCGTTCTCCAATTTTTGAATAAAATCCTGACGAAACTTTTGAAACTCTTCTTCTATTTTTTGTAAGATTTGTTCTTTTGTTATACCCGAACTCCATTTTTCAGAATCTCCAAAAGAATTTGCAAATTCTACTTTTGAAAGTTCTTCAGCAATTAAGTTCTTATCTTTCTCTGCTTCTGCCAACCATGATAGTGCATTTTCTTTCATCTTTTCACGTTCGTATTCATCCCATTTACCTTCTAATCTAATTTTATGTTCCATGTCAATTACACAATCAAAACACATACCATGAATCATTCTCATTTTTTCATCCATACGTTTTGGCATGGTACAGGTACAAGTTTCTTTTGGACACTTTGAAAAAGAATTTAAATAGTGGTGTAACTCTTGTTGCCACTCTTTTCCTAATTTCATCGAGTAACCTTCTTTTTGTTCCCACTCATTTCCATCAGAATCTGTCCATTTATCTCCTACTTTTCGTATAGGTTTATCGTTTGTTTCTCCACCATACCCAACTTGTATCTGATTTTGAGACTGATGTTGGTTATTCAGAAGTTTTTTAACATCCTCTATACTATCAATTTTTACCATATACCACCAAAATTAAATGAAACTATTTACTATAATTATGTTTTGAATTTGAAATAATTCAGAAGTTGATTGATTGGTGCAAATGTACCTGTCAATTTATACGTCTTACCTTTAAAAGAGAAAACAATTCCTTCAAGTGGTACGATTGAATCAATTCCACCAGCACCCTCTATTCTCTTGAGTTGTTTTTTTAAAGTAGATATATCCTCTAATTTATTAGAATTTGAAAGTGTGTTGATTGCGAGTTCGACTTCTCTACGAATTTTGTTAGTAGTATTCGTTGGATTTAAAGCCATTACATTTTGAACATTCTTCAAAATTTCTGCACCGAACTCCAAGACCAAAATTTCAAATGGAAGAACGTTGGTTTTTACTTGTTCTTCTACTTTAGTTTTATCCATTTCTTTTGCCCACTTCAAAACGTTTGAATCTGGTATGTTTGAACTGTTTAGTGCAAAAGATTTATCGTTAAATGCCCATCTCTTAACCAAATTATCTTTTACAGAGTTTTCCAACTCCAATCCATTTTCTTTTAGACTTTTATTTATGTAACGTTTCCACCATCTTTGATGCCAAACACCGATTGTATCTGTATCAGAACATTTCATTTTATTTTGTAGTGCTGTTAATTTTCCTATGAAATATCCTAATCTTTCGTTGAACTTTTTGGATTTTGTAACTACTATTCTTTTAGGTTCACTTATTTTAAATGTACTTTGAGTATGAGCATTTGCTTGTTTAATCATACCAGCTAAAATTCTAGCATATTGTGGAAAATCTTCTATCTTTTCACCACTATCATTATACAAAGAAACACCGTGAAAAACAATGTATGCACCGTCATAGTTTATGATGTTTTGACTTTTTGGGTACATTACTTCAAGATTCATCCACGCCTTACCACCTTGAAAAATTTTCTCTTGCTGTTTTGGAGTAAGTTGTTGAATTGATTTTTCCAAATCAGAGAAAGCAATTGTAAATGCCTCTTCAATAGCACCACGACCACTAAACTTTGTCTTAATTGTCTGATAGTCCATTCCACCATTTTTGATGTCTGATTTATTTCTGGCAGCATATAGTTTACCTTCTCTAAATGAAGCAAAAAGATTTTGACCGTCTAATTTTTCAGTTGGATTTCCTTTAACAGTAATTTCACCAGACAATCCAAGTCTAAACATTTCTTTCATGTCACCAAATGTAAGACCAAAATCTTCAAATGGATGAGCCATGTGTCCAGCAGCACCACCTTCTGTAATAAGTGGTCTATCATCTTTGGCAACTTCTGTAAATACTTCATTCCAAAATTCTCTACGAACAATATCAAGTCTTTCTTTTTCGGGTTCTGTATTTTCTGGGAGAAGATTTATTTTGAATTTTTTAGCAAGTTGGATTATTATCGGAATCATTAACATAGTTCCTGGAATTGGAATCGCTGCTATTGCTCCAAGTCCAGTTAACTTTAAAAGGTCTTTCATTTGATTTCTAAATAATACCTTTTCACGGTCTGTTATTTGTCCTGTTTTAATAAACTTTTGTAATATTGGAAGCAAATCCTTTGTATCACCATATTCCTTTTTAAGAATATCGAAGAACATCATACTTTGTTCTTCTGACATATTTAAAAGAACTCGAAACCATTCATTCAAGTCTTCTTTTAGTTTACCACGTTTTGCATTGAGTTTACCAATAACCATGTTAAAAATACCAGCATCAAACCAACCAAAAATTTGTTTAAATCGATGTTTTAATTCGGATAATTTTGCTGTTTGGTCTCCGAGTGCCTTACGAATATTTGTTCCTGACATTTCTCCCGCCGATGGTATGTTATATGATACGTGTGGTGCATACACATAGTAGGTGTATGGGTCATCTAAATCTTTTGCTGGAACATATGTGGTTTTATTAAATACCATAAGTCGTTTGAAACCACGGAGTCTTCCCTTATCCTTTTCACCAATCATATAAACAATAGTAGTTTCTTTTGGATCGAGACCCGATTTTTCAAAGAATTGAAGTGGACTATATGGATTTGTTACTTCTATTATTTGACTTTCTGGTACACCGTGCTTTAACATTATTCTTTTCTTTTCACTAAATGTGAACGGTGACTTTTGACCATCTACTTTATTAGAAGTTACAATATATGTGTTTTCTGTTCCAAATTGTTTTCTTAACCAAATATATGAATCTTTGTGATGGACTCCCATTGGTTGAAAACGACCAGGATATACGGCAACAAGATTTCCTTTATCAGAATTATCTTCATTAAAAATTTGAAGTCTTATTTCTTTTAATATACTTTCGACGAGTTTACTCATTTATCACTCCGTTCTCATCTGGTGGTGTTATTAATCTATATGTTGGGTCATCCATAGATGGTTTTTCAGGCCATATTACCATATCAGGTGATTCATAATTTGTTATATCACGTAATGCCTGACGGTATGTTGTCCATTCTAATTTCTTTTCATCTGACATTGGTACATCTGAAAGTTGTGTCCAATCACATTCTTGAAGATAAATTGCTCGTTGAGCACGAATGTTAATCCATTTCTGGTTGATTAAATCTTGTATTTCCGATTCTGTTTTTGTTGCAACAGTTTGATACTCAACTACTTCGGTTTCTTCTATTACAAAATAAGAACCGGTTACTTTATCGTTTTCACCTAAAGTTGCTTCAACAAAACGATGGGGATACCAACCATATAATTTAAGAGTATCATTGTCCAATACTTTAAAGTTGGAAATATTCTTCCAATTTATTGGTAACATCACCGGACCTTCTATTACTTGTCCATCTTGGACATACACGTATCTCATATTTACTCCGTTATCTTAATAACTATAAATATGAAATTAGACAGAAAACGAATCCCAAAGTTCTTTCCAATCTAAGTAAGGGTCTTTTTGTGTTTCATAAGCCATGTGAAGAGCTACCGATGGAATTGGAGTGAATAGAGTTACTTCTTCTCTCCATATTTTATTTATCATAGTTGATTCATTGACGTGATTCATTTCACCCCAAAGAGTTCCATACTCTGTTGCCATTGTATAAAATACGTGCCATCTGGCTCTAACTATCTCCGGATTACAAAGAAAGGTGAACGTGGTATGTAGATTTGTTCTCCAATGACGGTTTTTACCATAAACAATACGGCAAGGTTCTATCCAAACAGGTAAATAATTATCAGGGTCATCGAATGGATGAATAGAGATTTCTCTACCCAAATTTTCTTTGAACTTATAATAGGAGTCAACCATCTCATCGATTGCAGTCGGAAAGTGAAGGTAATCATCTTCCACAAAGTAAACTAAATCAGCATCCGAATCTCTACCACGTTCAAATTGAGCCAAACCACTTCCTTGCCAACCTTCAGATTCTAATGGTATGAAATTGTAAGGATGTTTTGTCCCTTTGAAAATCTGATGGAGTTCTTCTATCGTTTGTTCTGAAGAATGGTCATCGTACCACCAATACGTTATATCGTGTTCCGAATTATTACAAGTTTCTACCAAAGATTTTACACATTTCTTTACCACCGTTGTTTTATTTGCTTTACAATAACGTGGGTCTTTTGATACGTGAATTTCCCTCTTATCGTGGGTTCGTAAGATTACATCTAATTTAATCATTCTTTTTCCCATACCGTCAGTTTTTTATCGTATCTGTTTATGTAATCGTATCGACCAATAAACTTGAATTTCTTACTCACTTCTTCTTCGATATTGATACCATCGTCATTCCAAATGATATTACGAGTTTCGTCAATACCACTCGGAACAAATCTCTTTTCTTCGTTCATCAAAACAAACTTACCACCTTTGTTCAGAATCGAATGGATAAACTCAATATCTTGGATTGGATGTTCACTGTGTTGTAATACAAACAAAGCCATAACAAGGTCGTATTTCATATCTTCCGTCGGTACAAATCCTTTCGAATATACCACGGGTGTAAATATTCTACTTAACACAAATTCGTTTGCCCAACCCAACATAGGTTCACTAATATCAAACCCCGTCACGGGACAGCCAAGTCGTTGTATGAGTGCTTTACTCATACGACCAACACCACAACCAAAATCTGCAACCTTTGAGTAATTGTTCGCCAGATTTTCTTTTAATAGAAAGTCTAATAGAAACATCGTTTCTTTTGTAAACTTTTGCGGTACTCGACCATCTGGAGTAAGGCAAATATCCTTTGCGTGTTCTAAACTTTTAGGATAAAAAGCTTCCTTCAAGTATGACATACGGATTACCCTTTATGTTCTTCAGCTAACTTTGTAAGGTCTTCTCTAATCTGTTGGAATGGAACATCCCATTCACCGTACTTTACTTGACGGTATAATTTTACTGAATCATACCATCTTGAACCGTCACCAGGAACTGCCCATGTATAATAAGGCATAATTGGAGTTAGAACCCAAGTTGGTTTACCCATTGCTGCTGCAAGGTGTGCAGTCGCGGTACACGAACTAATAATAATGTCACAGTCTGCCATAATGTTTGCGGTATCATCCCACGACTTCATCTGTTCTCTCATGTCTCCGAACGGTAGACCATCAATTAGATTTTCATCACGTTGAAGTGAATAAAATGTTGTGTTTGGAATATCGTGGAGTCCAATCATTAATTCAGGTGGGAAACGGCGATGTTGTTCATCTTCAAAATCAGGACTACCCGACCAACGAACACCAACCTTTAAAGAACCTTTCTTTGCGAAAAGTGTTCTTCGTTCTTTTGGTTTTAAGAACGGTGAACCATCAAGGTCTTCATATTCCATGTCCAAGATAAATGCAGCTGACATAGCTGGAACCCAATAGTCATAATGAGCACCGAGTGCAACTTCATTATCAATACAAATATACCCGTGACGAGAAAATAATTCTTTTAGTTCTGGTGCACAAGAAACAAGAACCCTTGCTCCTTTTTCTTCGAAATTTTTTGCAAAACGGAAGTTAAGAATTTGGTCTCCGTAACCACCTTCACATCTGAAAAGAAGTGTTTTTCCTTCAAGTGGCTCATCCTTCCAAATTTTTCCTGGAAGTGGTGGTAATCCAAATACATCGATATACCGACCGTAGTTAAAATGTTCCATTGCCTTTTTGAGATTACCGTGTCTCATTTCGTGCCAACCAAGATTAAAAAGAACCCGTAGGTCATCTTGTGGTTGGGAACGTAGAATATCCTCACTAATTTCAGGATGTCCGTTGATTGAAGCTTGAAGTGCAATATCAAGTGGGTGCATTTGACCCGGTTCTATTTTGTCTGCTCGGTTCTTCATATGATACATAACCTTTTATTAAACGTAACTTTTTTGTTTACTATAAATATGGAATGGTATGAATATAGTAAAATTTTTTTGGAATACCAATCTTTTTATTCTTGACGAATAGCTATGGTATGCGATATACTAGAACATGATTTAATCCACTTAGAGTATGTACCGATTTGTACTGGCACAGAACTAGGAAGTAAACTTGTTGGGTTACCAAGTTGACCTTCTGCATTTCTTCCCCATGCCCAAAGTGTGCCGTTTCCACGAATTGCAGTTGTGAATAAGTATCCAGAATAAACAGATACCCAGTCTGTAAGTGTTCCAATTTGAACAGGTGATGATCTATTGATGATTGTACCATCTCCCAATTGACGAAATGTATTAAGTCCCCATGCCCAAAGTGTTCCATCTGTTTTGATTGCCATTGTATGTGAAACACCAGCAGAAACCTTTGACCAGTTTGTAAGTGTACCGATTTGAATTGGAGAGGAACGTGTTGTTACCGTACCATCACCGATTTGACCGGCGGTGTTTGTACCCCAAGCCCAAAGTGTTCCTGTTGTTTTTGTGGCCACACCGTGGTCTCCACCAAGTGATAATTCTGACCAATTTAAATCAGGTTGTACAAGAACGGGTGTTAATACGCTTGCGGTAGACGAGTCTATTGTATTATTAAAACCAAGTTGACCTTGAGAATTTCTACCAAATCCATACAAATTACCGGTAGTTGTAATAGCAATAGTGTATGAAAAACCAGATGAAACATTCGACCAATTTGTAAGAGTTCCAATCTGGACGGGAGATGATTTTGAAACAGTGGTTCCGTCACCCAATTGAGCACTTGAATTCAGTCCCCATCCCCATAGAGTTCCATCGGTTTTTATCGCCATAGAATAGTCAGAACCGGCCGATACTTTTGACCAATTTGTAAGAGTTCCGATTTGAACGGGTGAACTTCGATTGATTATATTATTTTGTCCAAGTTGTCCTGATCCGTTTGTGCCCAATCCCCAAAGAGTTCCGTCCGTTTTGATTGCGATTGTGTGTGAAACACCACATGAAACATTCGACCAATTGGTCAGAGTTCCGATTTGAACTGGAGAATTTTTACTAACAACAGTTCCGTCTCCCAACTGCCCACTCGTTCCTAATCCCCATGCCCATAATGTACCATCTGTTTTTATTGCTGATGTATGAGTTGCGCCGCCGGAAATTATTGACCAATTTGTAAGAGTTCCAATTTGAACGGGTGAACTTCTGCTTATAAAAGTTCCATCACCAAGTTGACCAGATGTATTCCATCCCCATCCCCATAATGTGCCGTCAGTTTTTATAGCCATAGAATAAGATGAACCGGCAGAAATCTTTGACCAATTTGTGAGTGTTCCTATTTGAACGGGTGAACTTGTATTCACAACAGTACCGTCTCCAAGTTGTCCTGACGTATTGAGTCCCCATCCCCATAAAGTATCGTCGGTTTTTACGGAGAGTGTGTGAGCTTGTCCTCCTGCAATTTTAGACCAATTTGTAAGAGTTCCTATTTGAACAGGTGATGATTTTGATACAACTGTATTGTCACCAAGTTGTCCTGATCCGTTTAAACCCCATACCCATAGAGTTCCATCTGTCTTTATAGAAAGTGTGTGGGATTGACTGGCCTGTTCTGCAGGTATTTTTGACCAATTTGTTCCTGAGTCAACTAATCGTGGGGCCGTTGGATATATTCCTAATTTACCACTTGTAATATTACCCCAAGCCCACAAAGATCCATTTGTCTTTATAGCCATTGTTATCATTGCCCCATCACCACCACCGGCAGAAATTTTTGCCCAATTTGCATCTGTTCCTATTTGAACAGGAGAACTTCTATTAATTATATCACCCTGGCCAAGTTGACCTCTATCATTTGCACCCCAAGTCCAAATTGTGTTATCTGTTTTCAAAGATATTGTATGTGAATGAGAAAGACTTACTTGCGACCAGTTTGTGAGTGTACCAATTTGTACAGGTGAACTTCTAAAAACAACAGTATTATCACCAATTTGTCCGGCGTTATTTGCACCCCATCCCCACAGAGTACCATTTGTTTTAATACCCAGTGCATGCATTCCTAAAGCACCGGTATCAATATTTGACCAATTCGTTAAAGTTCCAATTTGTACCGGTGATGAACGTTGCATCGTATATCCGAGTTGACCTGACGTTTGTAATCCCCATGTGTAAAGATTACCACCGGTAGATACGCCGATTGAATGTGAACCGATTCCGTTTACATCTTTCCAATTTGAACCCGGTAATTGAACAGGTGAACTTCTTGATACAATTGTACCATCACCAAGTTTACCTGTTGTATTTGTTCCCCAACCCCAAAGATTTCCAGAGGTGGTTATAGCAACAGAATGGTCTATGTTTGAGTTTACTTTTGACCATGACGTAAGGGTGCCGATTTGAACAGGATAACTACGACTGATAACTTGACCGTCACCAATACGACCGCCACCACTATTTCCCCAAGCCCAAAGTGTACCGTCATTTTTTACAGCAAGTGTATGGTTAGCGCCAGCAGAAACTTCCGACCAGAATCTATCATCGCCAATTTGAACTGGTGAGGAACGTGTGGTTCTTGAGCCTATAAAGTTTAGACCCAATTGACCTTGTGCATTCAAACCCCAACCTAACATAGAACCATCCGATTTTAAACCGATGATATGGTTTTGTCCACGACCAATTTCAAACCAATTTGTTTTTGTTCCTATTTGGACAGGAGAGTAACGAGTTGTTGGTGCAGTTGGAAATGTACCAAATCCTACATTTGAGGCAAGTGTATCACCGAGATAGTTTGTTGCAACACCCCATCCCCAAAGTGTTCCATCGGTTTTTGTAGCATAGGTACGATTGATTGTAGCCCATACATCAGACCAAGTGGTCAGAGTACCGATTTGAACAGGAGAAAGTTGTAACGAATCTCCGCCACCTATAGTTGAGTTTAGACCTAATTGTCCTAATCCATTTTCACCAGTTGCATATAATCCATTGCCTCCGGCTACAATAGCTGAATTAAATAGTAAATTTACACCGGCATATGTCCAATTTGTTAAAGTTCCAATTTGTACAGGCGAGCTTCTATTAATTATTGATTCTGTACCCAAACCCCCATTTATATTGTATCCCCATGACCATAAAGTTCCATTGGTCTTTATAGCAAATGTTGAACTTGTACCAACAAATACATTCAACCAATCCGTTAAACTTCCTATTTGAACCGGCGAGCTTCTTGCGAATCCAGAATTATCACCAATCTCACCATATGTATTTACACCCCAACCCCATAAAGTTCCGTCGGTTTTAATAGCCATACTATTACTTCCACCAGCCGATACTTTTGACCAATTTGTAAGAGTTCCGATTTGAACGGGTGAACTTCTATTCACAACAGTACCGTCTCCAAGTTGTCCAGAAGCATTTATACCCCACCCCCAAAGCGTCCCATCCGTTTTTACTGATATTGTGTGAGTAGCACCAGAGGATGCAATTGACCAATTATTTAGTGTTCCTATTTGAACAGGTGAACTTCTACTTGTTACATTATTTTGTCCGAGTTGCCCAGAGCCATTGTTACCCCATGACCATATTGTATTATTTGTCTTTATTGCAGTCGTATGTATACTTCCAGCTGATATGGAATACCAATCTGATAGAGTTCCTATTTGTATAGGTGATGAATATGATGTTGTGTTGTTTACTCCAATTTCTCCATTTGAGTTTCTACCCCAACCCCAAATTGTACCATCTGTTTTTATTGCCATTGTAGAAGAAAACCCAGTCGATACATTTGACCAATTATTTAGTGTTCCGACTTGAACAGGTGAACTTCTATTGATTGTATTATTTAACCCTAATAAACCAAATGCATTACCACCCCAAGCCCAAAGTGTACCATCTGTTTTTATAGCCATGGTTTGTGATGTACTTGATATTACAGACCAATTTAAATTATTATCAATTTGTGTTAATTGTAATGGTCGTATTCCAAGTTGTCCATTTGAATCATTACCCCAACCCCAAATTGTACCATCTGTTTTAATAGCTATAGAGTGGTTCTCACCAGCAGAAACTTTTGACCAATTTGTTAAAGTACCTATCTGTACCGGAGAGCTTCTATTTATGGCAGTACCATCTCCAATTTGAGCAAATGTTGAATTTGAACCCCATGCCCATAGAGTACCGTCGGTTTTTATTGCAAGTGTATGATTACCACCAGTCGATACCCTTGACCAATTTGTAAGTGTACCTACTTGAACAGGTGATGATCTTGGTATAACATTGGTTTGACCTAATTCACCATTTGTATTACTACCCCAACCCCATAAAGTTCCATCTGTTTTTATTGCCATTGAGTGAGAATTATATGAACTAAAATTAGATGTCCAATCAGTTCCTGTTCCAATTTGTGTTGGAGACCATCTAGACGATATATTACCCAATCCAAGTTGACCAGTGGTATTAATACCCCATGACCAAAGGGTTCCATCGGTTCTTCTTCCTATTGTGAAGGCGTTAGCTGCTGATATTTTTGACCAATTTGTATCAGTTCCTATCTGAACAGGTGATGACCATACTGTTATATTTGTACCTATTAAATTATTTGTTCCTAATTGACCAAGTGCATTATCGCCCCAAACATAAAGATTTCCACTTGTATTTATTGCAGCTACACTTGATGGTAAAGATGCCCAGTTTGTTAGTGTACTTATTTGCACAGGAGAAGAACGTGTAATGATAGCACCATCAGTTACAGAATAAGTACCACCTCCAATATACCAAAGGGTTCCATCAGTTTTTATCGCAAGTGTGCTTCCGTATGCTGACATGGATGCCCAATTTGTTAATGTGCCGACTTGAACAGGTGAACTTCTACTTATAGTGTCATTCAATCCTAATAGTCCGGTTGAATTTGAACCCCAAGCCCAAAGAGTTCCATCTGTTTTAATCGCATATGAACTATCTCTTGATTGATTGATTATTGCCCAATTTGTTAAAGTTCCAATTTGAACAGGAGAACTTCTTGATACAGTTGTTCCGTCTCCAAGTTGTCCAGACCCGTTTGCACCCCAACCCCATAGAGTTCCATCTGTTTTTATAGCCATAGAAGTTGAACCATTGGTCGCTGATACTTTTAGCCAGTTGGTAAGTGTTCCAATTTGAACAGGAGAATTTCTGTTTATAGTAGTTCCATCCCCCACATTACCAGCAGCACTGTTATACCCCCATCCCCATAACGTTCCGTCGGTTCTAGTTGCTATTGTGTGAGCGACTCCGCAACTAATATCATACCAACCAGTTCTGGTTCCTATTTGAACTGGTGATGACTTATTCACAGATGTTCCGTCTCCAAGTTGTCCATATGTTGAATTCCATCCCCATCCCCACAAAGTACCATCTGTTTTGATAGCCATTGAGTGAGAACCACCTATTGCTACTTTTGACCAATTTGTCAAAGTTCCTATTTGAACAGGTGAACTTCTAGATATTGTTGTTATGTCACCTATTTGACCGAATGTATTTTCACCCCAAGCCCAAAGAGTTCCATTAGTTTTTATAGCAAGCATATGACGACTTGGACCACTTGCGGTTGCCCAATTTGTGTTATTATCAATTAGTCTTGGAAGTGAGTAAAATAATCTTATACCAGATTCTCCATTTGTATCATTACCCCAACTCCACAGAGTACCATCTGATTTAATACCCATTGTATAAGAATAACCAGCGTCGGTATCAGACCAAGTGTCTATATTCAATCTCGTTGGTGTTATTGGTTCGTTACCGAGTTCACCTGATGTATTTAGACCCCAACCATAGAGTGAACCGCTGGTGTCTATTGCCATGATGTGTGAGGCACCAGCTGATATTTTAAACCAATTTGTAAGTGTTCCAATTTGAACGGGTGAACTTCTACTTATTGTATTATTTTGTCCAAGTTGTCCGTCCGCATTATATCCCCACCCCCAAAGAGTTCCGTCTGTTTTAATTGCAAGAGTATTAAGATTTCCAGCTGAAACAGATAACCAATCTGTTAAAGTACCGATTTGGACAGGCGATGACCTATTAATAATTGTTCCGTTACCAAGTTGACCATACAGATTATAGCCCCATGTCCATAATGTTCCGTTAGTTTTTAAAGCAATTGTGTGTGAGCCACCTCCGGAAATATTTAACCAATTACTATCAGTTCCTATTTGAACAGGTGATGATCGAGATACTATATCACGAAGACCAAGTTCGCCGTTTGCGTTTGCTCCCCAACCCCAAAGAGTTCCATTTGATTTTATAGCAAATGTATTTGTAGTACCAGCACTTCCACTCACCCATGTTGTTTCTGAATCAATTTGATATGGAACATATGTCAATATACTATTATCCGTTTGACCGAATGTACCATCACCCCAACCCCAAAGTGTATATTGAGGTGGAATGTATGGTGTATAACTTCTCGATACCTGTGTTACTATGTTTTTTATAAACGGCATAACTTATAAATTTTGTCCTCCTACAAATGAAAACCAAGTTGTACCACCATCTATCGTTACGAATGAAAATATATCTTCTTTACCATTTGTAGAAGTAAGTGTTGGTGCAGCTGCACTTGGCCATAAAAAACTAGCTGGCCATGTAATTGATCTTGCAGTTCCATCGGCAGTAAATATAATTGTAAAAGAAGATGCAGCGATTGGTTGAGTATTTGATATTGTCAAAGTAGTTACGTTTGCATTTAAATTTACATAAAAAATACCAGCGGTACTCAAATTCAATGTAAGTGTGCCACCACTAATTGATGCACTCGCACTTACTTCTGAAAGGGTTTGTACTCCATCAAGAGACCGAGACCAATTTGACATAAACAATTACTCCTTTTTACTATAATTATCCACTAACCTGAACAATATGTGTTACGGCATTCCAATAAATTGTTTTTGCAGTTTCACCCGTTACTCGTAATACTAATCTACCACCAATAGCAACCGCAGTTGCTGCCCATGCCGGTGTATCTTCTATTGCCGTGACTTGAACAGCCCCTACAAGAGCAACTGCCCCTGCATTATTATCTATAGCACCTTGTAACCAATAAGCAGCACTTTCATTATCAGCATCCGTTCTTCTTGCAACAATATACGAAGTAAACATCCAAGTTGTATCATTTGGAACAGCAAGACCAGCTGGATTGTTCCATACGTTAAATTGAAGTGATGTTTGATTTCCATCTGTTGTACTACCCGACGCATAAACTTTATATTCTGGAAACGCAGCTGAGAAATCTCCTAATTGTGGTGTTGCAGATATAAGTCCACCGTTGAATGAACCAATAACACCAGGACCAAACATATGAGAACGGACAGAAGTTCCTGTATCTTTAAGAGTTATTTCCGATTGACCCCATTCGCTTCCATTTGTGTGTGTTGTCCATACATAATCAAGAAAACCAACGGTTGTGTTTTCCGTTGTACTCGTTTCTGATTCAAACTCGATGCCAACACCAAAACTTTGTGTGGCAGTTCCTGTTGTGTTGTTTATTAAATTTAGGTTTCGTATCGGTGCATTTGCAGTAGATGTACTCGATGAAACTGTAAGTACAGAACCGTTAAACGTTATATTTGCAGAACCAGTTAAGTCGGAACTACTTGGCCCACTCAATACCAATCTACTACCACTAAAGTTTGAAACACTTGCTCCACCACCGCTACCAAGTTGACTTGTAAGTGCAAAAGTTCCAGAAGACGTTGGATATGTTAGTGTTACGTCTACTGATGCTGAAATATATTTCGATAAGTATCTACCCATTTATTTCATCCAAAGGATATTCCAAGTTTTTGAAGAGCAAGTTCCAATACATAATTATCATCCATACCCCATGAATTTAGTTCTTCAAGTGTAAAATCAACATCATTTACAGAAACGATGGTGTTGTCTTCATCTAATAATGACAATCTACCGTAAGCGTATTTATCAGAAGAAAATTCTATTGTAACAAAATTCATAACAGCTTTTACTGCCGGTTTTGAAGTTTGTATTGGTTGTATGTTTATATTTGGTTCCATTATTAAATTACTCCGATATTTTCATAAACGTTATAGTAGACGACCATCGTATTGTCTTACTAGTTTGACCAGTTACATATAATCCAAAATTAGAAAAGTTAGAAATTTCTATCGAAACATCCCATGCACCACCAGATGTATCGGCTATACTTTCTATAAGTGGTGAACCAACGATATATGCAGTTCCACTATCATTTGAAATAAGACCACTAACTCTCCACATCGCAGATTCTCCATCTGCATCAGTTCTTCTGGCAACTACCATACCTGTGAAGGCATATGTTGCAGGGGAAGAAAGTGAAAATCTAGTAGACACAAAATCCCCGTCTACAAATAATTCGGTTTTTGTATTTGTATATGTAGTTATATAAAATTGTGTTTGATATTCTTGATTGTCCCCATCAGTAGAAAATCTACCACCAGACCAAATACGTGAATACGGTATATCACCTTTTGCACGGTTTCCACCTACGAGTGAGTAATATCCATTATTTGATGCAGAAACATAATATCCTATTGTTGTTGCACCAACTCCTTCGTTTCTATTATTTACTCCCAATGAAACAGCATTGGTTGCAGTAACGATACTACCGTTTCCAAGTGCAATACTCGTTTGTCCTGTTGCATATACACCATATCCAATAGCAACAGCACCTAATGCAGATGCTCGGTTGAATGAACCTATGAGTATAGAGTTATTACCACTTGCAACATCAGCTGCATTTATTCTTGTAGTTCCTAAATCAACAGCATTTTGTCCACGTTTATTTCCACCTGTTGTAGTTGAATCGGGAAGTTGTCCAAGAATAGCACCTGAACCTTTTGGTTGGATAACAACATCAATATTTGTTGCAGAACCGCTAGCAAGTAATCTAGAAGCAAAAACTGTATTATTTGGACTAGTCGTTTCTAATGAACTTGTAAATCCAGTTACTACACCACTTAAACCAGATGTTCCTGAAGAACCAGATGTACCCGAACTTCCCGAAGTTCCCGAAGTTCCCGAAGAACCAGATGTTCCCGAAGTTCCCGAAGTTCCCGAAGAACCAGATGTTCCTGATGAACCTGATGTTCCCGAAGTCCCCGATGAACCAGAAGTTCCAGAAGAACCTGAAGTTCCTGATGAACCTGATGTTCCGGATGTACCTGATGTTCCGGATGTTCCCGATGAACCAGTTTGTCCTGATGTTCCTGAAGAACCTGATGTTCCTGATGTTCCTGAAGAACCGTTGGCTCCAGATGTTCCTGAAGAACCGTTGGCTCCAGATGTTCCTGATGAACCAGTTTGTCCTGATGTTCCTGAAGAACCGTTGGCTCCAGATGTTCCTGATGAACCATTGGCTCCAGATGTTCCCGATGAACCTGATGTTCCTGAAGAACCTGAAGTTCCTGAAGAACCGTTGGCTCCAGATGTTCCCGATGTTCCTGATGTTCCCGATGAACCTGATGTTCCTGAAGAACCTGAAGTTCCTGAAGAACCGTTGGCTCCTGATGAACCTGAAGTTCCAGACGAACCTGATGTACCCGATGTCCCCGAAGACCCAGATGTTCCTGAAGTTCCTGATGAACCAGATGTCCCTGATGTTCCCGAAGACCCAGATGTACCACTTGTACCAGATGTACCACTTCCACCACTTAAAACATAAGAAGCGGTTACAGCATAAGAAGCAGTTACAGAATTAGATGCCCATGATGAAGTTCCAAAGAGGGAACCTGTTATTCCGGCGGTAACATTAAATGAACCGGTGACGTTTGAGTTTCCTTGTGAGAAGAAACCATTCTTGATGATAAATTCCGATGGCATACTATATCTTTTCCCTATCCAAGATTAGTGGTGTAGTTTTACTATGTATAGATATAAATATGAGATACCGAAGGAATCCTGTTATACTTGTCTTCCTAATGTTGTTTGATATTTTTGGACTATTGTGTAGAGGTTGGTAGCTTCGGCATCGGTGAGGCCGTCGCCGATGGTGGCAAAAGCAGTTTGCTTTGTAGAAAAATATGATGCTTGCTGTGATCCGAATTGTGGCCTATTATATGCACCAATATATATAGAATTTTGCGATAAATTCCCAGCGGCTTTAGTTGCGGTTCCGCTTTTGCTATTATTGCGAAAAGCTGCCATAACTGTGCTTGACGTTCTTGATGCTATGTAAAATGCAGCAGCATCAGTATCTGAAGTTGAAAAAAAATCAGATGGGTTATTACCATTTACTGTCCAATACGAAGTTCCTGAAGTATTAGCTTCAATAAAAGAACGCCGTTGCTCATCATTTGGTGCAACGTAGTCCCCTGATCCTATTTCAACTTCTACACCCGTGCTATTCTGACGAGAATAATAACTAATGTGCATTGAAAGATTAGAAGATATTACGTTGTTTGGGATTAAATTAGTGTTAGCATAGGCATTTGTACCATTCGGGTCTGCACCTGTTGAACTATGAGTCCAACCGCCACTAAATGTCAATCTAAATGCAGCATCTAAATCTCTTGGGTCTTTTAGATTCCATTTGTGAGTTGCTGCCGTTCCACCAACGAACGGATAAATAGCTTTCATCTTTGACCATATACCGGCATTTTTCAGTTCTAATACGAGGGTGTCTATCGCCGATTGTTGTGAGGTGTCTGTTATACCGGCAGTTCGTAAGAAAAGAGAAGCATCTGGGTCTATGGCAATTCCCCTCAAATTAAATCGTTCACGAGTTGATTCGTAGTTTTGCAGGACTTCATCAGAGGATAGGGCACGGTTGAATACCGATACTTGACCAATACTACCAGAAAATGGTTGTTGTGTGCCGTCGCGAGCACCTAATTGAAAACTAGCAGTTGTTATCATAGTTCCTGATATACTGTTACTATCATAACTTTCAGTTGCAGGAGAAGTACCATTTATGTATATGGTCATTCCACTTCTATTACCACTTCCATTGTATGTAATAACACCGTTCGTCCAGTTCCCGTCATTATATGACGCCGACGTTTGAATTCGCATTACATTTGATAGTCCCACAAATGGAGA